TGGCTCTTCTGCAACAGCCTCAGCAAGTGCTTGCTGTCCGCAGAGGATAGTATCAAATACGCGTGTTACTGGAGTTACAGTTACAGTTGTTGAGACAGTAACTGCAGCAGTATTTGCTACGTCAACTGTAAAGGTTGTTGTTGAACCTGAAGTTGAGATAGCAGTAATCTTTGCAGTAGATGCAATGCCAGTTCCAGAAATCTTGTCGCCAACCTCAGCGCGGGTTGCAATTACAGCAGAAGAAGCAACACCGAAGGTGAAGCCTGCTGATGTACCTGCAACGGTTACTGCGGTTGTGGCAAGAGTAGCCTGGTCTGCGCCATCTTTAGCATTTGGCAAACGAGAAGACTCAACAAAGAATGCTCCTTCGTAATCGCCAATTTCTCCTGCCCATACGTTATTAACGGCTGGGTCAGAGTTGATGTGAGCGAAGTTCCAGCCTAGGTTTCCAGACTCTGCACGCAGGTCGTGGGAAACTTCTGGGTGGATACCGCACCAGTAGTAAGAACCACGGCGAGCCTTGGCCTTATTAGCACGGAGTTTAGCGACAGCCTTGCGGATGTCTGCTGAATCAATTGTTGCGGCTGCAGTAATTGTTGCGGTGCTTGTAGCAGTGCTACCACCATAAATTACGTTAGTTCCGCCGATAAGAGTTGTTGAAACAACCTTGTCGATAGAATCAGCAAGGTTGTATGCAATGATGTTTGCAATTGCTGGGTCTACGTCTGCTAGTGAGAATAACTCAAGAGCGCGGGTTACTAGGACAGCATTACCGTACTCGTTAAGAGTAATGGTTACTGATGTTGGGGTTGTTAGAGCAACTGCATCTGGGTCAGTTGTCTCTGTTAGTGTTGAAGTTTTTGCATCCAAGTCAACATAGCGCTGTAGCACTACAGTTGAACCTGGGATTGCTTGACGGGCAGGACGCTTATCTGCGACAGAACGAAGTAGTGGTTCTGAACGGAGAGCGAACTCGAGAAGACGGTCATACGCCTTCTGTACGAGACCTGCGCCACCAACTGTTCCACCGAGAGATGTGCTCGCGGTTGATGTATATTGTGACATTAGTTTTAGTCTCCTTGACTATGAACGGATTATTGTTGTGAACGCAAGAGACTTAGAATTTCCTCGGTAGAGGATGCGCTATCTAAGCGCGATTCAACATCTTGCGTTTTGTCGGGAGTAACCGCTCCCTGAGTAAGAACATCTTGATTGCGTAATGCAGCAAGGTTGTTCTTGTCTATTTCGGGGGCATCTGACATTTTAATTCCGAATAGGTCGGCATTATCTCCAAGCCAGTTATTAACTGTCTCTTCGTTAATTTCTTCCAAGTCTTTCATAATTAAACGTGCAGCCTTTAGGTTTACGCCCTTCTTTTCTAGGACCTGACGGACGGTTGATTCTTTCTTATCTTTGAGGAATCCCTCAAGTTGTTCAGAAAGTTCCTTGATACGTTTTTCATCTGACCTTTTGGCTTTGCGTAGTTTCTTAACTAAGTCATTGCCATCTAGACCATCATTGGTATCTAGTTCGTCTTCTTCGTCTTCCCAGTAGTTGTTGCTCATAGCAACCACCCTTCTATTCGTTGTTAGTCGCAAGCCTCAATGACCACGCGGGGACTGTGGGTTGGCTCTTGCTATCGGTCTGTTACACTGGCGGGGCCGATAGGTCCGCTCAGGATTCTATTTAAAAAGCGCGATTTGCTCTGCGCTGTGATGCAAGTCCGAGTTCTGCTCGTCCTGCTTTGCTTCTAAATCTTGCTTCTTCTTGTTCGGTCAACTCTTGTAATTTTTCAAGTTCTTTTGCGGATTGACTAATAATAGCCTTTTCTAAACCTACTTGACCAACATCTTCAACTTTAGAAATCTGAGATAGTTTTGTTGTTGTAGGTAGTGCTGTTGCTATTTGTCCAAACTTAGGTAGTAATGATGTGAAAGTTCCACCAGTACGAGCATATTCTTTTGCTCGCTCTGCAGTTACTCCGCCTGCTCGGCTAATTGCTCCAAGTCCTTGTTGCTCTGCAGCGGCTAGGACTTCATACTGCTCAAGTTCATCAACAAGTTCGTCGACACCTTTTTGTCCAGTAAGAAGGGTTTTAGCAAGAGTAGTTCTATCGACAGTTGGGAAGTAACGACCCAAAGTATCCTTAATGGCTTTAGGAGCCATATCAATACGTTGATATACTTTGGCTATCTTGTCGGCAATAGTGCTAACCGAGTTGCCCTTGCTAATGAGTTCAGTTGTAAATTCTTCTGTTGCGATACTCCCAAGATTTGCTTCGTTTAAAACATCTGCCATTTTTGCCTGGGATACAACATACTCTGCAATGGTCGGAACAAGCACTGGTTTACCGCTGGCCTTTAAATCTTGAAGGGCATAGATGCCTTTAAATCTGTCAGTAAATGGTTTTAGTTCTGGATTATTACGGGCATCAAGTAAGGCTAGATTAAAAGAATCATCTACTGATGAGCCAGTTCTATAAAACTTTGATACTGCACCGTAAAGAGCATCTGCCCAAGGCTTAGCAGCCTCAGTTGCCCCAAAGAATAATGCTAAAGTATTTTTAAATGTATCTCTGGCTAGGCTTGGACCTGTAGGAACTCCTAAACCAGTGAATCCAGTTGAGCCGTCTCTAAGCAAATTATTACCTGAAACATTAGGCGTAACTAGGATTCCGCTTTGATAATTCTTTCCACCCCAAGTTCCAGTAAAAGGATTTCCATTTACAGTAAATAAATCTGCAGTAGTTCCAGAACCGCGATATTGATTTCCAGCAGTATCCATACCATAGCCTGCTGCATATTTAGCAGCATACAAAGAATCACTAGATGTAGTTATAGGTCTACCTTGTGTGTCTAAACCGTATCCTGCTGCTCGCTTTGCGTCATATAAAGCATCGCTAGAAGTAGATACTCCAGATACCATCGACTGAGTAGCATCTGTTCTTTCGCCAGTGGCAGGGTCTACGATTGTATTAGTAGAAGCATCATAGTATGCGTTAGGAGATTTAATTAGTTTAAGTTGGCCTTCAGGAGTACCAACGCCTTGTCTCCAAGAGTAGTCATAAACATAAGCATCTGGCTTTGGAAGAGGAGCAAGTTTAGATTCTGCTTCTGCTTTAGATTTTGCTTGTGCTTCAAAGTAAGCCTTTTGACGGGCAGCAGAGGCTTCTGCAACTTCTTTCTCAATACGAGCGCGGCGTTCTTCTTTAGTTTCTTTAGCCATTTATACTCCGTATCCCGCTATGCGACCAAAACCTGTAGCAAGTTCTCGTGCAGCATCATTAGCCCAAGATGTCTTTTCAGCATTTGGATGGTTTTTAAGATAATTAGTCCAGTCAGCAAGGCTACCCATAGGAACCTTGCCCGCTGTGCCGTCTGGACGAACAAACTTATCTAGGTCTGGGTCATCTAATTCAATCATAGATGGGTCTATTTCCCACCATTTAGCCATCAAGTTTATATTTGGTTGGAGCAAGTCCCTAACAGTAAGATTTGGATTTGCTTTAAGGCGTTCAGCAAATAGTGGATAAAGTTCAGCAGCCTTAGCATTAAATTCTTTTTGTAGGCTATTTAAATCAACTTCACCTTTGCCTAGTTGAACCGCATAGTTAGCAACTTCTTTATCGCTTAAATACCCTAAGCCATTAGATTTAAGTATACTTCTTAAGGCATCAATTTGATTAATAACTGAAGAAGGTAGGGTCTTAACGTTACCAATGTTTACTTTAGACCATAAGTAGTTTCTAGCAAAAGAGTTTGCATCAAAGCCAGCGCCACTAATAATTGTCTCTTGAGTTCCATCTGGAAGAATTTTAACTTGGGTTTGTTTGCCACCAGCCTTGGCTGCTTCTGTTAGTTTCTCATAAAAGTCAGCAAGGTCTTGTTCCCCAAATTGAGCAAATGAACCTTGTGAAAAACCTAGTTGCTTGGCAGCATTACTCAATATTGCATCAGAGGAAATCTTGTCGTATGAGGTATAGGTTATAGCCGTATCACTGGTCTTAGGGGCATTCTTTAATTGAATCTCCAAGATGTCCCAAGGAGTATTTTTTTTGCCCTCTTTGTAAGAAGCAACTGCAGCATCTATAAGACTATTAAATACGGTCCTGCGAGCAGCATCGGTAGGTTGACGATTCTGGACAGCAATTACATACTCGGCAAGAATTCTTTGAGCAGATTTAGATAGGGTAGAAAAAGACTTCTTAATAAAGGCAGAATCTTTTTTAACTAGATTACCATCTTTATCTGGCATCCATATATAGTTAATAACTTTTGTGCTGCCCTTGTCGGCGGTGTCTGGAAGGACTGGCGTTGGAAGTTGTGTCTTTCTATATCTACTCATTACCTACCTCTGTTAAAATATCGTTTTCAAAATATATGTCAATGATGTTTGCAAGTTTTGGGTCTACTAATGGAATCACTTGATTAAGATATTCATTCCAAGCATTCTGTACTTTTGATTTACTCCCCGAAGGAGCATCTTGGTATAACTTAACATAATCATTTCTATATCGCATCAATGCTTCTGTGTCTACCCAGAACTGAGTGTTACCGTGTTTTTTCATAAAAGCATCATTGTTAACAATCTTAGTTAAACCCCAAGCATATTTATAAGGAGTATTTTGAGTTTTTCTTAATTTAAATGCGTATTTCCAATCTGGACTAAACTCGCCTAATTGATTTGCATAGTTTTTAAGTGCATCGCGTAAAACTTCTACGGAAGCATAACTTGCATATCCTTTATCTCTAGCAAGTTTGTTAAGGTCAGACTTATAGGCTATATACGCATTCCATACCCTACCTATTTCAATGTCTTTTTCAACATCTGCTATTGACTTAAGTGGTAAATTTAACGTTGTTCCGTCAGGTAGAGTAACTCCTGGTTTGTTTAAAATCCTGACTATATTAGGGTCTGACTTTTCACCAGCAAGGTCGGCGGTAATAAGACCGATAAGATTTTTATCTTTAACAGCCAATTCTTTTGCAAGACCTGAAAACTCTTCCCATACTCTCTTGTATCCTTCAGCCGTTGAAATTCCATAAGTGGCTTTAGGGCGACGCTTTGAGGCATAATACAAACGCTCCATTGGAAATGGACTTTTTGCTCCAAATGCTACAACCTGAGTATTGAGTTCAACCTCAGCAGCAGCCTTGGCATCTCTATCACTCATACCTTGAGCCTTGTACTTATCAACAGCATTTCTAAAGTATGTTGAGAAGATACTGTCAGGACGAGAATCTACTATTGCTGGAGTTCCAAGAATAGAAGCAAACTGCCAAAGAAACTTTTCACCAAATTTTGCTCTTGCTGCTTTAGTTACTGATTTGTCTGTAGGTTTTTTACCAATTCCCATATCATATAAAGCCATTTGGTAATTCCACTCAGAGGTATAAGAGTCAACCCATTCTTTCTTTGAGTCATCTCCGTTTGCCCATAGTGCAAGGTTTCGGGCCCAAGCAGGGGTAAATACCTGTCCTGCAGCCTTACCTAAATCTGTTTCAAGACCATATGGGAATAACTCTTCGTAAGAATAACCAGGTAATTGACCAAATGTATCTTCAATTGCTTGCTTAATAATCTTATCGTTTCCAGGCTTTAAGGCCAATACTTGACCTAAAGCAGCAGGAACAATATATGAAGGACCAGCAAAGTTAGCAAGGAAGTTTATAGCCCTAGTTCCAACCATTATCCCTCGGCCATCTTTTAGGCCAAGTTCTTTAGTTCCAGGAACCAATAAATATTCTGCATCTAAAACATCTTCAACTGGATTTCCATATTTATCTACACCGAAGGAGTTATAAACTCCATAGTAAGAGTTAAGAAACCCAGACATACGCTGAGGCGATTTAGCAGCAAAGCGAGTATAACGATATATACCGCTAGCAGATGCGTTAGGGAAAGCAAGAACAGTACGAGCAGCAAACAATGCTCTATTCTGACGACGTACCGAATAGAATGTTTTTTCTGCTTCTCTAACCATCTCAATTGCTGCTGCTTGACGAACTGAGTTAACAGTTCCCGTTGTAATTTCATAGCCTTGAGATGCTAGTAATTCTAATTTTTGGGCAGTACGTGTTTTAAGTTCTACGCTACCCCAAGCCCAACGAATAATATTTTCAGGAGCAGCAAGACCTGCCCAGGCTTTTCCTGTAAGTCTGTCGAACCCATCTAGGAAACTCTTAGATTGCATAAGAGGTGTTGCGTACTTGTTCTCAAGTGGATTAATAGGAGTCAGTCTATCTAACTTGTCGCCCAATAGTTGGGCTAACTGATTTCCACGAACCTCACCTTGAAGAGCAGCGGCTCTTGCCTCTAAAGTCGGTAGATAACGATTGACATATGAAATCTGGTCATCAATTATATCTATGATTTCCGAAGGGTCACGACCAAATTCATCTGCATAAGAACGTCCTGGACGCTTTAGGCCCCAAGTCTGAATAATTTCATCACGAGAACGACCAGCAAGAATCTGGTCAACTAATGGGTCTCCACGCATATAGTTATTGACAGTATAAGCAAGTTCGTCAAAATATAATGGGTTAGTAACATCAGTAATATTACCTGCTGTACGACGACCTAACATTTTACTACGAGCAGCAAATTGTTTATCGCCAAGAATTTCTATCTCGCGTGTATTGCGGTTAGATATTTCAGCCTTATAAGCAGAACCTAAATGATTTTGACTTTCAAGACGAGGAAGCATAACAGTTTGTCCATTACTTAAGACATAACCTTCTTCTTCTTGACGTCCGCGTTTACGAATCCGAGCATTATCTACAACAGAAAACTCATCAGCAAGTTCTTTACGGGTCGGGCCCATAGAAACCAGTAGTGCATCGATATCGTCATAAGCGCTTTTAACTGTAGCATTTACTGTATTAAGGTCAGGGGCAAGAGTATTAATATCTCCTGCAGCCTTTGTAATAGCCAACTCCGCAGCGCGGATTTCTCCTGCAATCTTTGGGTCTTTTAATGTCTTAAGATATTGAACTCGTCGAATTAAACCATAAAGAGTTGGGACTTCTTCTCTTTGTAATCCAAACTCCCTAGCCCTATCACGCATTCTTGTTTCTAGATTGTTAATCAATCGCTCGGCTGCTTTAAGGTCATCTGCTACTTGAGCAGCATTATCAGCCTTGGTCATAGGAGAACGGGCATTTGGTGCAACAAAGAACTCGACCCATTCGGCTACAGCATTATCAACTATATCTACAGCCTTGTCATACTGGTCTGTTAATAGACCGTATTCTTCTTTGATAGCCTCTCGGCGTTGTTTACTTTTAATATTGGCTTTATTGACCAACTGATTAAATCTTTGTCTATTATTAAAGAGAGTATTTCTAGTAAAAGTCTGTGCACTGTCGGCAACAAATTTAGAACCTTGAGACATAATTGCTGCGTTCATTGGCTCAAAGATAGAGTTTTTAGGAATATATGCTGGACGAACCAATTGAGCCAACGAGAATAACCTATTGCCACCTTCAAAAAGAAAACGACCAGCAGAAGTAAAGGTCATCTTAGTTGGATTTAAAGCACCATCTACACCGCCTGCCTCACGAACAATTTTACCGACTGGTATGAGTGGAGTAGAACTGGCTAGTTGGCGTTGAGTCTGTGGGTCAATCACTGCTCTAACACCGCTTGGGTCCATAGCAAAAGAATCGCGTTTTAAGTCAGAATGATACTTAGTAAGGTTTTCTGAAAACTCATTAATGAATGCTTGAGCCTGATTACGGCTAAGACCCATAGTTGCCAAAACATCAACTGCTACTTCTTTGTTTATTTCCTGAAAAAGAACTTCTCGTTGACCGTCAGTCTTTGCTGCTAAAACTCTTTCGGTAAGATTTCTGCGATACTCTGACGAAGGAATTACTGAACCATCTTTAAGTTGTACTGTTCTGGTTCCTTGAGCAAATAATGGAATATCATCCAACCAAGCATTTAACTCTTCTAAGGTATCACCAGGTCTTAAACCTGAGTGAGATATAAATCCACGAGGAAGTTTACCGCCAGTAAATTGTACTAAAGCAGTAGCAGCGCCACCGCGCTTACCGCTTCCAATAAGAATCTGTGTTACTCCGCCAACGTTGCTATAGTCACGAACTGTAGTTGCTGCTGCCAACTCTTGCTTCCTTGTGCGGACTTTAGATACAGCCCCACGAGCAAATGGAATTTGAGTAAATGGAATTACTGGTTCAATTGGTTTATAGGCTTCACCAAGTACACGCGGTTGAGGTAAAAATGTACCTGTCTGAACATCGAACTCATCACGCATAAAGGCATTAAAAATACGCTCGGCCTCTGGGTTCTTAGCAATCGCATCATCGAATGCTTGACTCCAGCGCTCTCGCGCTTGATTATTATAAGAACGATATGCACCATTCTTCATAAAGTCTGAAGATATTTCTGCTGCTGCATCTGATAGATACCATAAATCATCAGCCTTTTGAGCCTGCATTAAGCGTTCTATGGCTGGAGCATATCCCTTATCAGCAAGGATTAAGTCACGAACAAAGTTAGGGTCTTCGGTTTCTTTAATCAAAGTTGCTATGCGAGGGTTATTAGTATGAGGCTTTAAAATCTTGTTAATAAGAACAATGTCTTTTGTATTAGCAAGGTTAACTATATCAGTACCAAATACAGTTGTTTCTCTGCCTGAAATTTGGTCATCTGCTAGTTTCTCTAACTTAGCCATAGCGTTTACATCATAAACATTAAGTTTATTACTTAGGCCCGAGGCTCTTGCAGCAGCCTTAACAGCAGATACACCACCAGATACCGCACCAAATATTGCTACGTTACCAACTATAGCGTCTGTAAAACCAGTAAGCCAACGGCCCGTTGTGTTATCCACAAAGTTAGCCTGAATGTCTTCATCATTCCATAAATTAACACGGTCAATATCTATTCCGCCATCTTCAAGGATAACATCAGATATGCCAGTTATATGAAATGGGTTTAAATAAGACTTAGTAAGGGCTACACCTAAAGAAACATCCTTGCTTCGATTATAAGCAGTTTGAATATCGTCTAACTGAATCCCTTTGCCATAGGCATCGTCTTCAAATAAAGGACTTTCTGGGTCAGTTAAAAGCGCTGCAGTTGAGATTGGGCGCTTAACTAAAGGACTAAATACATTTTCTTCAAGTTTGATAGCAACTTGTAATAATGGGTCAAAAGGAATGACTGCTTCTGCTGCGGTCTGTACTGCATAATCAGCCATACCATCTTTAAGAAAAGAGTTTAGGCTGGCTTCTTGTGACTTTGAAAGACCTTGTGATACTTGTGCTGCTTGACGTGCTACACCAATTTTTGCGCCCGCTGCAAGAACGCCACCACTAGGACCGCCCATAATTTGGGTATTAAGAGCCTGAAAAGGAGCAGTAATTCCTTTACCAATTTGGCTAGCAGCAGCCCCTAAACCTTTTTTAATTGGTTCTGGTATGGCTTCTGCGACAAACTTGGTTGCAGTTAAAGCATCTTTAACGTTTTGCTGCACAGCCCTCTTGCCAATATTCCAAGGGGAAAGTCTGTCAACAATTTTTTCCATTGAATCTTTGTCGCCAGTAAGGGATTTTCTAAAGTCACTCCAAAAAGACATTTAGAACCCCGAATATTCTGGATTAAAAGTAGAAGGTTCTCCACCTTTAACATCCTCATTAGTAATCTCTCTAATAAAGTCATCTCTATCAGTTGGACTTTCCCAAGGAATCATTGACAAAGTAAAAGCAATAGCAAAGTTTTCGTAACCAAGTGAGTTGCCGAATTTGTCAAGATGGTCGAAAAAAGTATTTTCCATCCATCTCATTACAATATCTCCCGTAGGAGGGCGTTAACCATTCTTTTATAAGAATCGGGCGCTCCTGGCATACGTGCTGCGTTAACTAAATCGTTTCTATATCGCTTGATTAATTCGATATTTTCAATCTGACGCATATCTGAATTTAAACTTTTTGGAAGAACTTCACTTCCGCGTCCTGCGCCAATATCAGCACCATCTGAAATTGGTCTAAACTCTGCTGGCTCTGAGTCAAGTGGTTCTAAAGCGCCAAGTATTTCAGCAAGACCTTCGCCTCTAGGCATTCTTGGTGCTGGATTAGCAGCAGAGGCGGTAGTTTTTACCCCTCCACCTTGTTGAATTTGTTCTGCCATAGCAGTGTTTTCTCCTTGAGGAAGTCCAGACATACGAAGTTGAGTAGCCTTTGCTACTTTCTCAGCCACAAATTTACCTGATTGACCATTGCCACCATTACCAGATACGCTCATAGGGTTATTTTGTGATGCATCAGGTCTATATCCTCCGCTAACCATCACTTCTCCTCTGGTATATATGAATATTCTTCAGCGCTTAATAGCATTCCTTTGGCTAACCAAGGATTCATATTCTCGCTTACGTCTGTCATTAGATATCGAGTGCCTTCAAAATCAGACCACTCGCTTACTAGAACCCATCCTGTACAGATTTGGCTCTCTGAATCTTCTAGTTCTTCAGCAAGAACTCTCATTGCTTTATTAATAGCATCATTAAACTTACTCATTTGCTTTGCACTTCTTGATAAAAGGGAGGTGATGAGTAAGCACTTACTTTAGATGCAATCTCCATAGCCTGCATAGGCTCTGCTCCTGCGTGAAGTGCGCCTAAAGCATAAGGCCCACCTGAGCCTATTGCATAAATATTATCTTCACTCTTCATAACCGATAAGTCTTCATCGATATCAAAGATTTCCCCACCTACTGACATCAAGAACTGGAATCTCATTCCATCTTTCTTGTCATCATCAAATGTATAACCGTTGTCAGTTAAGCATTTGCGTAGCGAAGGCATAGCCTTTACTATCATATAGCGGTATGGGTCTTTTTTATCCTTCGCCGTAAACTGTGGCGGAACCCATATGTTTTGTGCTATATCGCAAGGAGTAACTTCTCCTGCTCCTGCAATAAGTACAGAGCCACGTTTAGCAATCTTCTTCATCACTTTGTGAGCGTATACCCGACCAGAGTCATCAATAACACGACTGTCAGCAACTAGTATGCTTTTGTCGTTATACTCAATTCCGATAATCGTTGTCATTGTCCCCTCCTAAATTATCTTCGGCGAATACTTCTTACACTTGCGTTGGCTTCACCAGCCCCAGAAATACTCGAAAGAAGACTTAAGATATCTGGTGCTGCTTCTGCAGGAGGTAATTCTACTGGTGCTTCACCAGGAAGAGCGCCTTCTACTGGAGCGCCTAAGGGAGCAGGGGACGGTTGCTCAACCATTTGTTCGGCAGCCCCAGCAGAAGGAACCTGCTCTGCAGGTGCGAATGTTTCTTCAATCGCATCCTCAAGGGCTACACCCTTTTGGCGAGCCCTAATTACTGCAGCAATCTTACGAACTACATCGCTAGCATCTCCGCCTTGTGTTGCCATAGCAGGAATTGCTTGAGTATATGCAGTTAGAGAACCAAGTAAAGCCTGACGCATATTCTCAACTTCAATCTTTTCAAGTTCTTGTGTGACGTTAACCGTAAATGGTAGTTCACGCATTGCTAGGTCTTTGGAGATAAGTCCTCCACCTAGAGCCTGTAGCATAAATATAAGACCCTGTGCTGGGTTTAGACCCGCAAGCATTCCATAACGAACATCGGCTGAGTAATCGCCTTTAATGTCCTTAACAGGGTTATAGGTAATTTCATATGGTGAACCAGAATCAACACCACGAATAGTTTTAACATCTGGGAATATGTTTTCGTCTACTTCAAAACAAATCTGAATAACATCACGAAGTGCGCTAGCAAAGATTGCTTGAGCGGACTTAACTTGGGTATCAAAGGCACCCATAAGCGCCTGAACACCTTGTCCTGTGACAACAGATGCATCAATGTTACCCGTACGTCCTTCAGGGTAACGTGCACCTACACGCATTTCTTGATTAAGAAGCGTCTGTTCTGTGAATGCACCTTGCGGTAAGTTTAGTTCTACGCGACGAACGCCCGCTGGGTTGTTTGTGCGGATAACCGCATCGCCACCAAGCATAAGTTCTTGTACGTCGGAAGGAAGAACAATAGGAGCCTGAACAGATTTCTCTGCAGCCTCCATAGCAAGAAGTGCAAAACGGTTGCGAAGCAACTGAATACCAATAATGTCATCAAACTGACCACGCATCTCGCCATCAACAGATGGCTTACGAGCGCAGACAATCATCATTTTACC